CATATATTGAGAATTGTTTCTTTAAATTCTATGACGGGTTTTGAAGTAGATGCTCAAAGACAAGAAGTAATAAATAATTACATAATTGCAATAAATGAATAATTTTATAAAACAAAGATGGCATTTACATATTTTAGGAGGTGCTTTAACGGTTACTCCATTAATTTGGTTATTGATTAAATATGATGAATCATTTGACATTGGAAAAATAGCACAATGTTTTATTGCTGGATTTTTTGCTTATTGCATTGGTTTTATGTGGGAATTGTATTTTGCTAAATTCCATGAAGCCCCATTTGATTATAGAGATACAGGATTTACAGTGTTAGGAGCAATAATAGGAACAATATTAATATAAGGCAGCTGCTATGAGAATTAGCTGGTTGGAGAGAACAAAGCTGCCTTTACTTTAAAACTCGATATTTATAGTAAAACAACTAAATAACATGGCCAATATACAAATATGGAATGGCAGTTCTACTTTTAAAGCAGGCCAAACTCCATTTGGATTCTACGATAGCGATTCATCGTTTCAATCAGAAGCTGATAAAGTAGCAAAATTCTGTGCAATACGTTTAGGATACCCTCTAATGGATGTTGAACTAACATCAGGATCTTTTTATGCTTGCTTTGAAGAAGCACTTACCACTTACGGAAATGAAGTATACCAAGCTCTTGCAGTTCAAAATTACATATCATTAGAAGGAGGAGATATAAATAATCCCTTAAACGAAGCAGTAATAACTCCAAGTCTTCAAAATATGATAAGAATATCCTCAGCATACGGAACAGAAGCCGGAGTTGGAGGTAATGCTACTTTATATAAAGGATCTATACCAGTTGTTTCAAACCAGCAAGAATACGACCTTAAAGCATGGGCAACTTCTGAAGGTATAACAGGAGGTATTGAAATAAGAAAGATTTACTACGAAGCACCACCTGCTATTATGAGATACTTTGATCCTTATGCAGGAACAGGTACAGGTATTCAATCTCTTATGGATGCTTTTGACTTTGGCTCATTCTCACCAGGAGTTAACTTCCTTCTTATGCCAGCATCTTATGATGTACTTAAGACTCAAGCAATTGAATTTAATGATCAGATAAGAAAGTCAGCATACTCTTTTGAAGTACATAACAATAACATAAGACTCTTTCCAGTACCTAAGACGGCAGGTAATATATGGTTTGAATATTATAAACTAACAGAGAAGCAGTTACTTGATAGTTCAGCAAGTACTCCAGGAGGTGTAGGAGGATCTATAACAAACGTATCTAACGTACCTTACGAAAATCCAACATACAGTGCAGTTAATTCCATTGGTAGACAGTGGATTTATAAGTACGCTTTAGCTCTTGCAAAAGAATCGTTAGCGTATGTTAGAGGGAAGTATACAACAGTACCAGTTCCCGGTTCTGAGGCTACTTTAAACCAGCAAGACTTATTAGCAGATGCTAGAACAGAGAAAGAAGCATTGATAGTTAATTTAAGGGAGATGTTAGAGTCAACATCAAGAGTCTCTCAATTAGAGAGAAAATCTCAAGAAGCAAACTTCTTGCAGGATACATTAAAACAAGTACCAATGGTAATATACGTAGGATAATGAAGTTAACACAATTAATAAACGAAATCACATTTAGTATCTATCAGGGAATGGTTAGAGTTACACATTCAGATGAGACTTCCGCTTCGGAAGTAGCTGACTTTGTAAGAGCAATGCCAGGAGTAACTCGTGTTACTGCTGTAGATTCCAATGAAGATACAAATACAGTAGTTTTAAAAGTTAAAATATTGACTGCAAAACCAGGCCCAGTTGTATTTGAAAAATTAAAGAAAGATACCTTTAGACTGGTACCTAATATAAAGAAAGTAGAATTATCGGTTAAGTCGATTGAACAAGTAGGTAGCTAATGATATTCGGAAGCCAAAACGATTTTAACTTATTTGTAAAGATAAACAGAGAACTACTATCAGACATAGTAGAACAGGAGGTTCTTTTCTATAAAGTTTCTTTAGAGCAAACTGAAGCAAATATTTATGGAGAAGCTCTAAACAAGGTATACTGGTCTGGAGTAAAGCTTAATTGTTTAATTGAAAGAGGAGATCAGCAAACTGTAACGGATGACTTCGGTCCAGACAATATAAGAGACGTTAAATTCGCATTTCTACGACAGGATCTTGTAGACACTAATACCTTCCCTGAAGTTGGAGATATCATTGAATGGCAGAACGATTTCTATCAAGTAGATAATACTACAGAAAATCAATTACTATTAGGTAAAGATGAGCACTATTCATTAACTGACTACGGATCTAATTTCGGAGGTACATTATCTATTATTTGTATAACTCACTTAACAAGAGCAGATAAAGTAGGAATCATACAACAAAGAATCTAATGTCGCAAACTAGAAAACCTATACCAAAATCTCAAATAGAATTATCTCAAGAGACTATTACTCCTTATTTGAATCAGGGAAAAGTTCCTTTACCTTCAAATAAAAAAAGAGAGAATCAAAGATCAGTAAAGGATGATGATGTCAAACAGTTCACCGTAGGACTTAAGGATTTTGATCAAGCAATTATCTACTACTTCAATAATGTAATACGTCCTTCAGTAATTCAAAACGGAACAAAACTGAACGTCCCTTTTATTTATGGATCGCCAGAAAAATGGGCAGCAGTACAGAAAGATGGATACTACAGAGATAATAATGGTAAGATACAGACACCTCTTATTATGTTTAAGAGGGACTCTTTAGAGAAAAATAGATCACTGGGAAATAAGATGGATGCTAATTTACCAAGTAATTTTGGTATCTTCGAAAAGAAGTACTCTAAAAAGAATGTATACGATCGCTTTTCTCTCCTAAACAATCGAATTCCAGTTAAAGAATATTATGGAGTAATTATCCCCGACTATGTAAATATCGTATACTCTTGTACTATTTTTACGGAATACGTAGAGCAGATGAATAGTATTGTAGAGTCTGTTAACTTTGCATCAGATTCTTACTGGGGAGATCCAGAAAGATTTAAGTTTAGAGCAGCTATAGATAGTTATCAAACTGTAACGGAACAGACTCAAGGAGAAGATCGTGTAGTTAAGACTACTTTTCAGATAAAACTAGCAGGATATATAGTTTCAGATGCAATAAATACGTCGGTAATGAGTCCAAATAAGTATTACTCTAAAGCATCAGTTACTTTCGGATTAGAGACAACAGGATCTCTTTAACGTATCACTCTATATCAGTATTTTACAAAAAAGGTTTTGATAGTTACTCACTATTTATAACAGAATATAAAACCTAACACTATAGGACGGTTTACTATAACCGTAGTATATTTATAATAAATTAAAAAACAAATTAAAAAAACATGGCAGAATCAATTATCTCTCCAGGAGTATATACAAGAGAAAACGACAGATCTTATATTACTCCAGCACCCATTGCAGCAGGAGCAGCATTTGTCGGACCAACAGTAAAAGGACCTGATAATCAGCCTCTTATCGTTACCTCCTATAGTGATTACGTAAGAAAGTTTGGAGAAACGTTTCTTTCAGCTTCTAATAAGTCGTACGAGTTTCTTACGTCAGTAGCAGTTAAGAATTATTTTCAAAATGGTGGTCAAACAGCTTTAATAACTAGAGTAGTTTCAGGAACTTATTCAAGAGCAGCAAACACAAGCATATTTGGAACAACAGGTGTAAGTAAAGCAACTGGTTCAGGAACGCTAGTAGCAGCAGCAGTTGATGGTCAAAGATACGATATAGTATACGGATCAAATACATATGCTTTTATTGCAAGTTCAACTCCAATCCCAGTAGACATTCCAGGTGCAAAAGTATTCTTTTTCTCAACTGGTTCATCTGCAACTCTTACAGCTGCAAACTTAGTAACAGAGATTAATACACAAGCTGCATACGTACCAATTAGTGCATCATCCGTAGGAGCAGTAATTGCATTATCAGGATCTGCAGCCGGAACAGCCTATAATGGAGTCACTTTTTTAACAGGATCTATCTTAGGAGCAGTTCCAGACTATACTCTACTTACATTAGGTGGAGGTACAACAGGTCCATCAGCTACAAATCCTTTTACTATAGAGACACTAGGAAAAGGTATAATTTATAATAATTCTACAGCATCTAATAGTCCAGGAGTTGAAAACTCAGACGGATCTTTAGTATCTGGATCTGCGGATAACGTAAGATGGGAAATTACAAATGTAAATAATGCTTTAGGTACGTTTACAATATCAGTAAGACAGGGTAATGATAGTACAAATAATAAATCTATTTTAGAGACATTTAACGTAAACCTTGATCCAAACTCAGATAATTATATCGAAAGCGTAATCGGTAATCAGTACGTAACAGTTGGTACAGATGGTTCAACATCGTATAACTATACAGTAGGTGAGTTTCCAAATGCATCTAATTACATTAGAGTAGCTTCAGTAGCATCTACAACTCCTAATTACTTAGCAAACGATGGGGTAACTATTAACACAGATAGTAACGGAGTATCTTTCTCAACTTATCTACCAACAGCAGCATCAGGGTCATTTTATGGAGCTCAGGGATCAGTTGGATCACCAGCAACATTCTTTGGAGCAATTAATACATCATCTACATCTTCACAAGGAGTTGTTGCATCTAGTTATACTACAGCAATATCTCTTTTATCGAATAAAGATGACTATCAGTTTAATGTAATTTCAACACCGGGATTACTTCAAAAGAATTCTAACTTTACTTCTACAGTAAACTCAATTATATCTTTAGCAGAATCTAGAGGAGATTGTATTGCAGTAGTCGATTTAGTTGCACAAGGACAACAAGTAGCAACAGTGACAGCAGCATCAACAGCATTGAATAGCTCCTATGCAGCAACTTATTGGCCTTGGTTACAAATTCAATCAGCTACAGGAAGAAACGAATGGGTTCCAGCAGGAGTTGTAATTCCAGGAGTATACGCATTTACAGATGCTTCTTCAGCACCATGGTTTGCACCAGCAGGATTAGTGAGAGGAGGAATCGGAGGAGTAATTCAAGCAGAAAGGAAATTAGCTAAAGGAGATAGAGATACTCTTTATTCAGCTAAAGTTAATCCAATAGCTTCATTTCCAGGATCAGGTATTTCAGTATTCGGACAAAAAACTCTACAAACTAAAGCATCAGCAACAGATAGAGTAAATGTAAGAAGACTGTTAATTGAACTTAAGAAATTCATTAGTAACCAAGCTCGTAACTTGGTATTCGAACAAAATACACTTACAACTAGAACTAGATTTTTAGCAACGGTAAATCCTTATTTAGAATCAGTAGTACAAAGACAAGGTCTATATGCATTTAAAGTTGTAATGGATGACACAAATAATACAGCAGATGTAGTCGATAGAAATCAATTAGTAGGACAAATACTTATTCAACCAACAAAAACAGTTGAATTTGTTGTACTAGATTTCACAATTGAGCCAACAGGAGCAACGTTCACATAATATTTATAGACAGTAGATATTTATAATTAAATAATAAGAAATAAAATGGCGATATTAGACTCAACTGAGATGTTACAAACCGCATTTGAACCAATGGTTCAACATAGGTTTAAATTACAAATAGGAGGTATTCCAGCATTCATGGTTAAGAATGTAAAAGCACCTAACTTTACAGACTCTATGATCAAACTAGATCATATTAACTCTTATAGAAAAATAAGAGGAAAAAGAGAATGGCAAGATATGGATATGGTACTTTATTCTCCAATCACACCTTCAGGAGCTCAAGCAGTAATGGAATGGGCTCGTTTAGGATATGAATCAGTAACAGGTAGAGCTGGATATTCAGATTTCTACAAACAAGATCTTTATTTAGAGATTCTAGGACCTGTAGGAGACGTAGTAGGAGAGTGGATCATTAAAGGAGCTTTCTTAACTAAAGGAGACTTTGGACAATTTGACTGGACTTCAAATGATGGATTAGTTGACATTGCAATCTCAGTAGCAATGGATTACTGCATCTTGAATTTTTGATGTTGTATACTTAACTTTTACTTTTCAAGATTTATGCCTATTTATAATAAAGTAAATAGGCATTTTTTATGAAAGAATATTTTAAAATTATTAGACAAGCTATCTCTCAAAAGAGAAAAAAGACTCAAGGAACCTACTACGAGGCCCATCACATTATTCCCCGAAGTTTCAATAAAAGTTCAACAACAGTACTTCTAACTCCTGAAGAGCATTTCACAGTTCATAAACTACTAGCAGACTATTGGAAGAGTCATACTGTATATGGGAAAAAAATGTTATGGGCTTTTCACAGAATTTCTTATGACGGTAAGAGACATCTTACAAAAGAAGATTACGGAGAAGCTAGAAGAATCTTACAGACTCTATGGAAGAGTGATAAAAGCGTTTCACATAAGGAAAAAATATCAATCGCTTTAAAAGGAAACACAAATAACTCCTCAAGAGTCTTTAAAGGAATGCAATCAGATATGACTCAAGAAGGCAGGAAGTTATTATCAGAAAAGACAACACAGAGATTACAGGGAGGTAAACAGTGGTCGGGAGGTCCGTATACAGTTATTTTTGAAGATGGAAAAACGGTTACAAGACAGTCCTATCCAGATCTTTCAAAAGAGACCGGGATACCTTTAGCTACACTCCGATATAGATGTGCATATTTTTCAGGAGAATTTAAGAAAGGATGGTCTATTCGTAAAGGAGAGTAGGCTTTGTTGTTTTATAAAAGTTTTTTACCTATATTTATATATAGAATAAGTTATTAACAAATAAAATTTATGGAATCAAAATTTAGTTTACCTACCGAAATGGTAGAACTTCCTTCAAAAGGATTGCTTTATCCAAAAGACTCACCACTGGCAACAGGAAAAATTGAAATGAAATATATGACTGCTAAGGAAGAAGATATCCTTACAAACATCAATTTCATTAAAAACGGAACAGTTATTGACAAACTATTACAATCTTTAATCATAACTCCAATTGATTATAATCAGTTACTAGTAGGAGATAAGAATGCAATAATGGTAGCTGCTCGTATTCTTGCTTACGGTAAGGATTATGAAATAGAGTACAAAGGAGAATCTATTACAGTGGACTTATCTGCATTAGAAAATAAAGAACTAGACGAAACTAAGTATACTAAAGGCAGTAATGAATTTACTTTTCAATTACCACATACAAGTAACGTAGTTACTTTCAAGGTACTTACTCATGGAGATGAAAAACTAATTGATCAGGAAATAAAAGGGTTACAAAAAATACATAAAGATAATCTCACAGAAGTAACAACTCGATTAAAGAGAACAATAACTTCAGTAAATGGATTAACAGAAACTAAAGATATTAGAGAGTTTGTTGATAAGTACCTTTTATCAAAAGATGCAAGAGCATTAAGAGAAGAGTATACTAAAGTATCTCCAGACATGGAACTTAAGTTTACTTATACAAACGAAAACGGCGATGAGGAGGTAGCTGATCTCCCAATAGGGATTAGCTTTTTTTGGCCTGACTCCAAATAGTAAATTACATATATACTCTCAAATACATGAGATTTGTTTTCATGGAAGAGGAGGATATAGCTGGTGGGATGTTTATCATATGCCTATTTACCTAAGGACTTTTGTTTTCAATAAGCTAAAAGAGTATCATCAAGAAGAAACTCCAACAGTAGCAAAACAGAGTAACATCATAAACAGACCTGATATTACAGCTAACTATACAACAAGAGCCTCTACAAAATAGAGGCTTTTACTATTTATAACTATACACTATACTTATGGCAGATACTAATTTATCAGGACTAAACGACAAAGCTTTAGAGAACGCACAAGGCATAAGCCGTGCAATGGAAGATATTGCGGGTAGTAGTAGAAACCTAAATAGAGAACTTGGAGCAAATCTGACAACCTATTCAAATTATTTTACTACGGTAAAGAACTCTGCTAATAAGGTTGCAGAAATACAGAATAACGCTTTAAAGACGCAGAAAGCAGCTAATCAAGCTTTAGGTGAACAATCAAAACAGCTTAATACTGTACGTGCTTTAAGTCTACAGATTAATAGAATACAAGTTGAAGCGGGAAAAGCATTATCAGGAAGTACTCAGGCTTCGAAAGAACAAGGAGCTTTACTTAAGATACAAGCTGAGCTTTTAGTCGAAGCTAGAGATAATGCAAAAGAACTAGCTTCAGTCTACGGAGGTATAGTACGAGATGCAACTAAGTTAGATAACTCAACTAAGTTCTTTAACGGATTGGCTAATGTAGCGAAAAATATACCGGCACTAGGAAAACTGGCAAGTCCATTTGAAAAAGCAGCTGAAGCTGCTAGAAAAGTAGCAGTAGAGCAAGCTAAGATAAATACTATAGTTAAAAGCGGTAACAGGTATTATGATACTTCAACAGGAAAAAAAGTAAGAGTTACGAATGCTGAAGGAGAGGCAGCGATGAAAGCACAGAAAGGCGCTAGTTTTTCTAAAGCAGGAGCTGGAATGAAAGCTATGGGAGGAGAGATGTTATCAATGGCAGGAGGTCCAGCAGGTATCGCAGCTATGATAGGGAAGTTCATACTTGACATATTTCTATCAGTAAACCGTCAAGTAGTCGAGATATCTAAAAACTTAAATATAAGTACAGATGTCGCAGATAGTATGCGTTTACATTTTAATGATATTGCAACTAAGAGTAATAGTATAGTAATGACTACTCAAACTCTTATAGATGCACAAGCACAATTAACAAACTCCTTAGGAGCTTATGCTAACTTGCAAGATTCAACATTACGAAACCAAGTCTTTTTTACTAAAAACTTAGGTATGTCAGAAGATGCAGCAGCAGATCTTAACTTAATGTTTGAAGCACAGGGACAGAATGCAGAGTCAGTTGCCTACAGTATGAACGAATCCAACAACGCTGCTTCAAAAGCAACTGGTAGAATAGTTCCTTTCAATAAACTTATGTCTTCTGTCGCTAAAACGAGCAAAGAAATTGCAGGTTACTTTGGATTTAATGCCAAGTCAATGGCTGAAGGTGTTAGACAGACTAGCAAATTTGGTTTAGAATTAAAAGATGCTGCTTCAGTATCTAAAACCTTACTAGATTTTGAATCATCTATAGGTAATGAACTAACTTTAGAATTACTTACAGGTAAGGAGTTTAATTTAGAAAAAGCTAGATCAAAAGCATTAACAGGTGATATAGCAGGTGCCACTGCAGATGTAATGTCTCAAATGCAAAACCTGACAGAAGAGCAGAGAAAGAATCCATTAATTATGGAACAGATGGCTGCTATGTCAGGACTGACTGCAGATCAGATAAATAATGCCTATATAGTCAACAAAAAACTTACTAAAGAGAATCGAGACTATGTTAAATCATTACAGGATCAGGGTCGTACAGAAGAGGCAAATAAGATAATAAGTGCTGCATCAGCAGGTCAAAACATAGACGCAATCAAGGCTACTATTACTGCGCAAGACGCTTTTGCAGCTACGTTGGAAAAACTAAAAGATAAATTATCAGGACTTGTTAGTAATAATATTCTTGATAAGTTTACTCAGATTCTAGTTGCATTTGTTAATACCGTATCTAAATCAGGATTTAAAGGATTGTTTACTGGAGCTTTTACTGAAGAGTTAGATAAAGCTAAGACAGCAGATATTATAGCATCCAACACAAATCGTAAAGGAGTAGATATGAGCAAGTTAACGGAAGCAGAACGAGGAACGTTAACAAATACTCCGCAAATGCAAGCTACAATTCAAAGACTACAAAAATCGGTAGAACAAGGCGAGGGAACTTCAAGCTTATTTGGACTTATTAGACGAGAGCCTGGAGAAGCTACTAAAGTAAGAGCAAAAGCTGCAAAAGAACAGCAAGAGGGAATAGAGTCTGGAAAACTTACAATAATGCCTAATGGTAACATACTAGCATCTGAAAAAGCTATACCTCTTCTACAGGAGATGAATAAGAGATTAGCTGATTTACATGAAACTACGAAAAATAAGAATACAGTAGTAAAGGTGGGTACTCAAATAATAGCAGAAGACATGGGGGTTAATGCGCATAAACAGTAAGTAAAAGAAATACTTTAACTATTTATTATAAATTAAAAACACATACAATATGGGACTTTACGACAAATTACAAAACGGTGATTCGAACCTATCGATAAATAATGGAGGTAACATAGCTTCTATACCAGGCTCTTCTAAATACTCAACAATGCACTACAACTCCTCAATCACTAATGATCCAGAACTTACTGGAGGTATGTTAGATGGTAGTTCATATCCAAAACCATCTACATATGATCTAAATGGAGTAATACCATCAATGACAACTAATCCAGAATCACCAACAATGTTCAAGCTTCCTTACGATAAAAACAGGCCAACGTAATACCTAAAGGTAATGGGACTAATCAATCTCCAGACAGACTTAAAGAGCCTTCAGTATGGAGCAGAAAAACCCTACGTAACTAAGGACATAAACAATCAACCTTCCAGTAATAAGTTTGCTGTTCAGGGTCAAGCACGTATAGACGATGTTGAACGACTGACTAAGATGTTTGTCGATAAGCCTGGAATAACTTATCTTATTAATAATACGGCTCTATCAGCATTAAAATATAAATACGATCTTGCTGATGAACAGAAGAAACTTAAACCAGCTCCTCCAAAAAACTTTGTAAAAGCAATAGGAAAAGCTGCTATAGACAGTATAGTTACCGTTGGAAGTACACTATCACAAGCTTTAGTAGACGGAACTGGAGTTCACTTTGAAAAAGGATTTGGAAGAGGTATAACTCCTTATCTAGAAAATAACGATGTACATAGTGCTGCAAATCACGGAACTAATTTAACTATTGACGTAACTAAGCAGAAGAGCAAGTTAGTTGATATAGATTCTTCTAGAGAAACTCCAATACAGCAGTCTAGAAAATCAGATAGTATAGTTTACCAGGATAATTCGGTCTTACAGACTGGACAGTATGATATAAGCAATAATAGTTATACGGACAGTTATACCTACTTAACAAAAGAAGAGAGTATAAAATCTCTAAACGGTAATATAACTAAGGAAAGGAGAGTACGTTTAGGAGATCAAGGAGCTAGAAAAGATAGTTATAAAACAGCAAACATATATTGGTCAGGATCTGGTACTGGCCTTGAAATAGATGGAATAAACGCACTGGCTCCTAGTACAGCTACAGTAGTTAACGGAAGCGGTAAAGTAAACGGAAATACAGACGGACGAGACTTAGTTAAATTCAGATTTCACGTTATTACTCCAGACCTCAAAGAAACAGTCCTTTACTTTAGAG